TCTTCTTATTATTATTTTTCTCTTCTTATTATTATTTTTATTATTTTTCTTCTTCTTCTTATTATTATTCTCTTCTTATTATTATTTTTATTATTTTTCTTCTTCTTCTTATTATTATTCTATCATTCAAACCCAATCTTCTTCATCAGGCAACTCTCGAAACGAAAACTCGTCCAACTCCGACCAAATCAACACATACTTAACTCCATCGTCCTTATTTACTTCCAATAATACGATATAATCGGCATATCCATCATGAAAATCGACACCGATACTATCCAATCGAATACTATTCACATCCATAGACAATGTGTTACACAAATTAACACATTGTTCGACATTATTCAACATATCAACATCATCCAATAATGGGATATCCGGATTTCTACTATCTCTCACAACCGCTCTTCGAATAATCATCGCATCATACGATTTTCCTTCCTCACACTCATCATCCGATGTATCCAACACACACTTAAATCCACATTCGTCACACATAAACAAGGGCTGAGAGGTAAAATCACCTGTCCAAACACTACCAGGACTCGTGTTATCGCAGAGGGGGCAAACGCCATTAAATTCGTCGTCAACGTAAACTTTAATATTCATCATCTTTGTGCCAATATGATTTAAAGAATTATTACAAAAAAATACTTCAATTTCTCTTGGGAACCTACGGTTCCCGGGGAGCCCCCCTCCCTTAGAACGACCTATTAAAAGGTGGGCCGACTTTGTCGGCCCATTTAACAAGTCAGGAATAACAGGCTGATGTAAATGTGTTGTTAATATTTGTGTTGTTAGTATTTGTATTGTTAATATTTGTGTGATTATATATTATATTTGCGTTGTAAAGTATAAGGATTCTGTGAAAGAGCCGAATAAAGTCCAGGGTCATTACGTCCAGTCATATCTGTCATAGTTTCCTGACGTTGCATGATATTACCCATTGCGGATTGGTCTCCATATTGATATGGCATTTTCGGTACTAAATCTCTTTGATTTACTGTATCTAAATCTTTTGGTTTTCCTTGATAGTTTATATTGCCATTAAATAATTTCATATTTCCATCCACCATTCGATTATCAATGGTCGCACTTCGCAATCCTTTTACCTCATAATTATACGCATCATCATAGGGTTTCGGTCCTCTTCCATATTTTGCGTTTCCAGTATAGGATGAATGTGTCGATTCTCTCTCTTGTGGTAATAATTGAATATCTTGATTTATATATCCATTTGTCTTCTGTCCTCTATCAACACTATTGAAACTATTCGGGTCATATAATGTTGTCTCTTTAATTGTTTGTTTTGGAGCATCTGACGGATTAAATAAATGAGCACCTCCCACTGTTGTTTTCGCATCTCCATACAAACGCATATTTCCTATCGCATTTTCTCTGCGAGAAGGTCGCATGATTTCCAATAAAGGCGCGACAACAGCCCCAAGACCACTTCCTATAGCACCAAAATAGGTTTCTGATTCCGCATTCGCCAATTGTTCTTGATAAATAGAACGATTTGTAGGATACGCCATTTTCGTTTTAATTCCATAATCTCCATCCGTCGCAAATTGACGACCCACCGCACTTGCCGCACCAAGTTGATATTCACCATATTCATTTCTATGTGTCGGCATATGTTCACTTGGATTTGCCGCGAGAGCTGGCATTTGCGATTGTGCTACACCATGATAAGATGTTGTAGTTTCTTGTCTTGCTTGGTCGCGTTCCATAGGAATCGAATGTAATGTTGGACCTTTTTCAACACCAGTTGTAGTAAAAAGACGGTCATGTCCAGTTTCCGCATATCTGTCAGGACGATTTTTAGGCACTGGTGCTTGATAACCAATATTCTTCATTCTCGCCGCTGCCGGACCTTCAAAACCCAATACCATATGTTCGGATGATTTCGGTTTTGATGCTGTACGCAAATCATCGACAGATTTATCCATCCATGCCTCTCGCATCATAGTTCCAGAATTATATCCACCGGCACCATCAGCGGTCGCACCAAGTCCAAGACCAGGACCAACACGAACTTGCTCAAATGGAAGTTCACCGGCACGACGCATACTAGTATTTACACGACCTTGATAGAAATCATTCATGTTTGGTGCACCGTGTGTCCAATGCATTTTTTCAGCGGGTGCAAATAATGGGGCTTGTGCTTGTTTTCGAATTGTTTGAGAGCCATTTCCTAAATAATTATCTAATATTGATTCATTCGATGTATTATTTGTATCAACACTACGAAGTTTACTTCCGAAAAATGGCATCATATTCTGATGTTGAAAATAAGAAGCATCGACTTTCTCTCCAGTAAGAGAATAATAAGAATTCGTATCTTTTGCTATGGTATCCGATACTAAACTTGAGTCGGATGCTCCATTATTAAAATATTTATCCGAATAGGCTCCTGTACCATTATAAGCATTTACAGTCATTAATTGACTTGTTATCTCTGTTTCAGGTACTACAGCAGTTGATGTTGCCACTAAATTCGGATAATTCTTATCAGGTATATCAGTATTTGGCAAAGAAGACGAAGAGGTGAAACCTTCTTTTCTAGAGTTTTTCGATGCTAATTTATTAGATGGTTTATTATTTTCTTGATTTGATATTATGTATAATCCACCAAGAGCGGCGACTAAAGGTATAGCAATACTCATTATTTATGTTTGTGTGAGAGATATTTTTGGCTAACCCCTACACAATAAAATATAAACCGTGTATTATTAACTTATCCAAATGAAACTATTGGCATTTTATAGTTGTATGATTGGTTCTGTCGCGAATCCTAGATATCTCTTTCCTGAATTACCAAGTCGTGATTTTCCTTGTTTTATGTTTTCTAATAATAAATCTTATCTCTCGCAATTACAAGAAAAAAATGGTCGATGGAATTGCATTTTGGTAGAGGATACTAATGGTATTAATATAGAAGACCAGGTCGAATGTGCCATGCTCTCGAAATATTATAAATCATGTCCTTATTCATTAGAACAATTACAAGAATACAAATATACTTGTTATTTTGATACTACATTATTGGTCGATGAACAAAAAGTATTGAGATATATACAAGAGATTCTTCCTTATAGTTATTATAAGTGGATTACAACGCCTCATCCATTCTTATCAGCATGTGTTTGGAATGAATATCGAGAGGCAATGTTACAAGAAAGATATCACAGAGATTCTGATAAATATCGGAGATATATTGAAACTAAAATCGAAGAAGGATGGAAAGATACAATGCGATGTCATTATGCGACTGGTTTTCATATTCGAGAAAATTGTGATATTGTGCGAGAGATTTGTAAAGAATGGTATACGGAAATAAAAAAATGTGGCATAGAATGCCAAATTAGTTTTTTCTTTATTGCGCAAAAATGGGAGAGAATTATTGGAAGTTATTAGGAATTATTATCTTTTAAAATTAATCTTAGGGTGATTCATTCTTTTGGTTTGTTGTATCTGTTGTTGTGTTTAATGATATAAAAGATATTTAAAAAAATAATAATTGTAATTATTATAATAATTCGAATTATAAAATGAAGGAAAAAATGTTTAAAAAAATGTTTTATAAAATGTTTGATAAAATGTTTTTTGGTATTATTGGAACTTTTTCAATTGTCATTGCAAGTATTCCAATTTGTAATTTTTATGTATTACCTTTTATTAGACATAAAGAGATAATGGATAAAATAGATACATCTGATAAAAGATCAGAAAAAATAGAAAAATAATTTTTTACATAATAATAATTTTTTTAAATTCAGTGTTTTCAATGTTATTACGACAAGTAGGACAAGAAGTATGATTTGTATTTAACCAATTGTAAATACATGGTGTACAATAGGAATGATTACAACAAGTAATAACCTCACAATCAGATACACAACAAATAGGACATGTTTCTGTTTCAGACACTTCTTTTGTTCCGAAGATATTTAATGAGTTAACAATTTCATAGCTAATACTTCCATCATCATTGAGTGTAATTTTATATTTATCAGGTCTTAATGAAACAAACCATTGAGCAACATTTAATTGTCTATTAAAACAAGCATCTCTAAATGCTTCTTCATTTCCAGCAGAAATATTAATGGTGGGTTTAATTTGGAGTAGCCACTGAGAAATGTTTAAATAACCATTTTGACAAGCAACTCTAAACGCATATTCGTTATTAGCAGAAATATTAATGGTGGGTTTGATTTGAAGTAACCACTGCGCAATATTTAAATTTCCATTAGCACAAGCAAATCTAAACGCATCATCGTCGTAAGCAGAAATATTAATCGTAGGTTTGATTTGCAGTAACCACTGAGCAACATTTAAATGTCCATAAAAACAAGCATTCACAAATGCTTCTTCGTTATTAGCAGAAATGTCAATAGTAGGTTTTACTTGAAGCAACCACTGGGCGATATTTAAATGCCCCCATCCACAAGCCAATCTAAATGCTTTTTCGTTTCCAGTAGAAATGTCAATAGTAGGATTGATTTGGAGAATTTGTTGAGCAGTATCAAGGATCCCATCTTTGATAGCATAGAGGAACACATTGTAAGGGTTAGTGGTCGGATGATTCATTCTTAGTTCAGTAATGGCATAATATATAAAAAACAAAAACAAAAACAAAAACAAATAGTTTCAATTTTTTACATAATAACCAATTTTCTAAAATGACCATTATAACAAGCAATACTAAACGCACAATAACGCCTAGCAGAAATATCAATTATATTTTTATATGAGATGACTAAACACAATTAATTTTACAATATATTTTCTTCATTTTTCAATTTAATAAGAGAGACACTTACGATAAATTTTTGCTACATTTTCTATATCATTTACAAGGTCTCGATTCACACAATAGGGACATTTTCCGCGTGTTTGACATGTTAGTCGATTATAAACCGCAATCGCGCAACCTCTATGCAAGTAATGTTTCGGTTTTTCTAGGTCACAAACTTGAATAACATCATTCAAGTTTGTTGTTTTACAATAATTCGATTTTTCTGGACCATGAACTGTATCTAATGGCATATAACAAATAATACAATCTTCATATGTGCCACCAACATCTATATCATTATTCGCCATATCATCGTGTTCTTTATTATATGGAATTACCACACAACCAATATAATTTTCTGCATCAGCGATTTGCGAAAACACATATTCCTCTTGAGATATTGGACAGGCCTCGTATTTTTTCTGGGTATTATTCCATTGTAGATTTACAGGATTCATTGGGTCTTCTAAAAATATTTTACAATCGAAATCAATCGTTTTCCAACATGAGAAACTAACGGTTTTAAAATAAAACCCTTCTTTATCTAAAACTGGTTCTAATGGTTTCGCGATATAAATATATTTTGGGTCTTCTGTATTTTCATTCATATTTTCAAAAATCGCATAGGTGACTTGAACAATATTTTTATTTACACCATCATATACATCTGGTGCCAATGTTATATAATTTAAAGCGGTATGAGTGATGTTTTTAAATTTGTATATTCCATTGTATCTAGGGGCGAGTTGTTCCTCAATTATATTCGCAGTTTCTGTATTATAAAAGCATATTTCATACATTTGGTCAATCACAAAACCATCCATGGAGAGAGATTCGATTTTATCGCGGGACATTTTTTGGGGTTAATCGTGTAAATTCAGGCAACTATAATACTAAATAAAACTTACGAAAAAATATTTCAATTTCATATACTTTTTGAATTTGATATAGAGTTTGAAACCCCACATCAAATTTGTGATTCGGTCTCGGCAGGGTTCGAACCTGCGACCTTTCGGTAACTGTGTACTGTATATAACAGCCGAATGTAATAACCACTATACAACGAGACCATAAAAAATTTAGCGAGAGAATGTTTCGATCATTCGACTTCAAGGTCATGAGCCTTACACGCTGCCACTGCGTCATCTCGCTTTTGAACTAAGAGAATCTCGATAACGAATGATAACGAACTGCTCTTAGATAATATTACTAAAGATAAATAAAATCAATATTCAAACGCAAAAATAATTAATAAGGGAAGGGGTCGTAGGGGAAACTATAATAAGGGAAGGGGTCGTAGGGGAAACTATAATAAGGGAAGGGGTCGTAGGGGAAACCGTAGGTTTCCCTACTTAGAACCCAGGATTATCGGTAAATACTTGAGTAGTTGCGGAATTCAATATTGGTGCCTCTGTAATAGTATTCATAAATGTTTTTAATTCAGAATTCATCGCAAAAGTAACGATTCCGGCGACAGCAACAGCAACACCGACAAACACAGATTCGCGAATGACTTCTTTTAATGGTTTCATTTCTTTATGAAAATAACGAATCTCTACCATTTTCAAAACAATAAAAATGAATGTTGCTAAAACAACAATTGAAACAATTTGCTCCATTATAGAATTATATCATTTCAATTGAAAACACTTTTTAACGCGAAGATTTTCTTTTTTTTGTTTTCGATTTTGTTTTCGATTTTGTGGTTTCAGGTTTTGATATTGGAGTATTTTGAACTACATATTTTTTTGTTTTTGTAATTCGTTTTCCATTTTTATCAATACTAATTCTCTCTAAACATTGTTCATAATCATTATCACCGATACAATCGATTTCATCTTCAAATGATTCTATCTTTTTTCCACCACCACCAAAACTCGCATATGGTTTTGTCGGTAAACTTTCGGATAACGCAAATGAAGTTTGATATAATCCCCAAGGCACCCATTTATCTTTTAAAAGTTCTAGAATATCAGGTTCTGCGGAACCACCATAAAAATCTTTTTTACCACTACCATTTAATAAATCTTTTACAGATACACCGGCTACCATATAGTTTTCTCCATTTTCTTGATGTTCTTGAATTTCAGGAATAGTCATTACTAATATAAACTATATAAATATTTTTACTCAGATAATCCAAACATGTCTCATATTCATACTAAATTGCCTCGTTTTGCGAATTTAATGTCTCAATTCGGAAAATTCTATCCAACCGTTGTTTTCTATGGCTTAACTGCTAATAATCCACTAAAATATGAACAATTCAGATTGCCAACTGTTCAACAATTAGTGATGTTAAATTGTGCTCCGAATTCATTCTACAGTATTCAACCGAATACTTTTCCAAATTTACAAAGTTTATATATGTTTAGTCCAGCATTTTCTTGGCAGGAAAATAGATACGCAATTACTTCATTTTCGAATCGATACAATCCATTAAATCAATCTGTCAATGTATATTTCGAATACAATCCGAAAAATTATGAATCATTCTTGAAAGATAATTCAACAGATATTGATTGTCATTATGTGAAATTTTTAGAATTAAATGAAAGTCGGGTTTTAAGAAATGATATGACTTATCGTAAATTTGTTCCCATGGAACGATTATTATGTGCGAAAGTATAAAATAGTTCAACGTCTATATTTTCGAGTTTGTTTTTTGTATTTTCGACGAGTCTGATTTTTATAATTTCTGGTGTGTTTTTGTTTTCCACCATTGCGTTTTCTAGAAGCCTTATTTAAACGAAACACTGTGGTTGGAATATCATTTTCATCTTCAAATGGAAAAACAAATTTTTCATTTTCGAGTGGAAATTCAAAATTTTCTATAATTTCATCTTCAAATGGAAAAACATATGATTCATAATTTGTGGATTCGTCAGATGTTCTGAATTGTGTGTTAACCCATTTTTTAGGATTTGTATACATTTTGATGTCTTTAAACAAATCCTTTTTGCGTTCATCTGAATAATCAAAAAAATCATCAAAATTGGAATCAGACATGAAATCCGAAATTTTGACAATATAAACATTGTCTAATATATTAGATACATTATTACATATATCTATTATTTCATCTATCGAGTATCTTTTACCAGTGATGTCTCTAAAAAATTCATATACATTATTGCTAATTTTTTTGTTGATTCCTGAATAATACATTGCGGCTACAGCACGAAGAAAATATTTACTCACATGGTCAGAATGTCCATTACTAGCGGTTGTTAAATAAATTGTATTATACAAACAATTTACATATAACATAATGCTATGTTTTTTTGAAAATGGTTTTCCATTCATCTCCATAATCTTTAATATTTTGGAAATCTGAATATATATCCAGGAAATCATTATTTGACTATTTTTAACATTTTCACCGATATCATTGATATTTATTGTAACCGAATCTTTTGGTTCGGGAATAATTTCAACTAATCCTGGAAACATACGATGTTTTATGCTATTTGACAACGGTAATAATGGAAATCGTTCTCTATCCGTTTCTTTATCAAAAATTTCTATGATTTTATGAGTTGCAATTTGTTTTTTACGAAATAAGTCGTCGATTTCACTGTCATTTGGTTTAAAACCACATACAAGTTTATATACATCATAATTGTTTAAGTTTAAACTATCTATTCTTGGTATGTTACATAGAATTTCAATAATTTTAGAATATCGATTCGTTTTAGAATATCGATTTGTTCTTATTTCTTCATTATATAAATTTTTAATTTCATTCAAAACATTATCTTCAATCTTTTTTACGAGTCCAAAATCAATTAATATTATCGAACCTTGAACTCCATCGAAATAATTGGTTTCATTTGGATTAATCATAATATTACTTGCATGAAAATCTGAATGTGTATATCCAAGTTTAACCGCAAACTCTACAAGTATATATATTAACATATTTAGATATTGTTTTATTTTTTCATTGGAAATTCTGAATCCATGTTTATTTGGGATATAATTTGTAAGAGATGGTTCAATTGTATATAATGTTTCAAAATTATCCAATAATTCCATTCCGATTACAGTATATGTATCAATACAATCAATTAGTTTATTTACATATGTAAGTTTACTTTCGTTTCTATGTAAGTCTTGTATATAATTTCTTTTAATTATATCAAGAATGTTATTATCATTATTATCATTCTCATTTATACCAGAATACACAATTGCAGGACAAAGAGGTTGCAAATAATTCATAGTCTTTAAAAATGTTTCCGTTTGTATATTTACTTCTCTTACAAAATCACTCTGCCCTATTGTTCTTATGTTTGGATTCTCTGTGTTATCTGGATTTTTATATTCAATTACACTAATTTTTATTAGCAAACTATGTACATCGGTTCCGTATCCACTGTAATCGATGTTTTTATATGGAGAGTTTCTACCCTTAAATATTGCTTTATATGTGATGCCAAAAGCACCCTTTCCTACAAAAGTAATATGAGAATTCTCTAAGAACTCTATAAAAGTTTCTTTCAAATTTTTATTATCTATATATACACCAGTACCACCCTTCATATATATTCAATAATAAATATGAAGTTAAATCCACCCCTTTAGCGCTAAACCTATATTCTATTATATATTCCTATTATAATTAATGGAAACAATTACAATTTCGATTTCCGGCAATACGCATTATGATATCGGATTACAACACGGCACCAAATTAGCAAAACAATTTCATCGTATCCTACCTCTTCTTCGTCGTCAAGTTGATGATTATTTTTCGATTCCATTTCAACAATATGTGGACCGTGCTACAGAAGAACTCGCACCAATAATTATCTATGATTATCCTGATTTATATGAAGAGCTCAAAGGAATGATTGACGGTTCAAAACGAAATGGCGGACCGAAATCTCTCACTGTCCAACATTTAATCGCCTGGAATGCTTTTCTTTCCTATGCGTGTACCCCTGAACATGTATGGCCCCCGAAAAAATCAAAAAAAGAACAATGCAGTGCTTTTATTGCTACGGGCTCTCACACAGCAACTGGAGAGATGATTATGGCACATACTACTCATTGTGAAAAATATATGGGAGAATTTACCAATGTAATTATGACTATTATACCTCCTGTTGGAAAAGGTGTCCCATTTATTATGCAAACCGCACCTGGATTATTATTTTCTTCAACAGATTGGTATATTTCCTCATCAGGTATCATGGGTTGTGAGACAACAATCAGTGATACAAATTATGTGGTGGAATTTGAATCCGGAAAACGAACTCCGATTTTTTGTCGAGCAAGAATGTCGGCACAATATGGGACAACTATAGATGCAGCGATTCAATGGTTAGTAGAGAAAAATGCGGGAGATTACGCATGTAGTTGGTTATTTGGGGATATAAATACAGGTGAAATTGCATTATTAGAAATGGGAAAAAATGTGATTGATATTCAGAAAACAATGAATGGATGTTTTTATGGAATGAATGCGCCTCATTCAGAATTATTGAGGGTTGAAGAGACAGAGGATAAACAATATGGAGATATTAAAACGAGTAGTGGAGCGCGGAACGCGCGACTCAACGACCTTTTAAACAGAAAATATCGAGGACAATTAACATTAGATATTGCCGCTGAAATTATTCATGACCGTTATGATGTTTATTTGAAAAAAGAGAGAAAAAGTAAAAGAAATATTTGGAAAGAAAGTATAAAAAATGGAGGATTTTATGGCTCTACGGATGCCAAAGTTACGAATACTGTGTTGGCTAAAAAAATGCGGTTTTTATGGGAATTGGCCGTTTAGGTCCATGCTTCTTTTCGTGTATGACGTTTTTTTGGTTGTAAATCATGGTCTTCTTCGTTTCTTTTTTGTTTTTTTGTTTTTTGTTTTTTTGTGGATGGTCCTGGATCTTCCTGAAATGACATTCTACGGAGTTCATAAATATTTTCATCTTGACCTTCTTGACAATGAGATGAACCTATATAAGTACCACCCCTGAGTACACTTAGAGAAACTTTCGAAACTGCTTTATCAATTTCTGGTGTAACTATTTCTATAATTCTTATATTATTATTGTTATTATTGTTATTATTGTTATTATTGTTATTATTGTTATTATTGTTATTTTCTAATATGCTTTTGATGCTACTTAAGAATACAAGTCCTCCGCATGTACCTCCAAAACAATTTAATCTAACATAAGGAGTTGCGATATTAACATTTGTATTCATATCAACCGAACTATTTCCTGAAATACATCTAAAATATATTGATGTACCGTCTAAAATACCGTTTCGCATTGGTATTATATTTGCAAATAAAGAAACTTGTCCATTCATATAAAAAACCAAATTATGTGGGTCTTCATTCAAATAATTATCTACTGTAGAATTCTCTCCACTTATAATATCAAATCCTATATCGTTTCGATTTGCATAATTCACAGATTCTTCTAAATCAATAGTGTTTGTATTATTATATAATACATTTGGATCTAATGGATTCTCGACAGGAACATGAATAGGAATAGGATATGTATATGATGTTGCTCCTTCAAACATATCTTCAGTATCAGCATTTATTTGCCAAGTATCTATTGGTTGATTGAATGCTTCGGCTCCTTCAAACATACGATTCATATATTCGACACGCGATACATCCCAACCAGGGTTGTTATCATCGTGCCCTAACGGTTGATTAAATGAAGATGCTCCAGAAAACATTTCAGTCATGTTTTCTACACTCGATACATCCCAACGATTTAATGGTTGATTGAATAAAGTTGCGTCTTCAAACATATTACTCATATTTTCTACACTCGATACATCCCAACCATTCAATGGTTGATTGAAATTTTCACACGCACAAAACATATAACGCATATCTGTTACATTCGATACAACCCAAATATTAATGTTTTGATTGAACCTTATACAATTATTAAACATATAACTCATATCTTCTACACTCGATACATCCCATCTATCTAAGGGTTGATTAAACTCTACACACATATTAAACATATAACTCATATCGGTTACATTTGATACATTCCATCCAGTCATTGAAAAATCATCTGGGTCCGAATCATTTAACGGTTGATTAAATGACATTGCGTCACTAAACATTGACCCCATATCCGTTACGTTTGATACGTTCCATGACTCTATTGGTTGATTAAAATTATACGCATTTTTAAACATTCCATGCATATTCGTTACATTCGACACTTCCCATTGATCCAATGGTTGATTGAATGATTGTGCTTCTTCAAACATATACCTCATGTCTGTTACATTTGATACATCCCAATTGTTAATATTTTCATTGAAATAATGACAAGAACTAAACAAATTTGACATATCTGTAATGGCAGATACATTCCAACTACCAATCGGATATAGAAGTTTTATTTGCCCACTGTCAGCACCACAATAAATCCTAACAGCCTCTTTTAAAATTTCATTCGTAGATGGAGTAAAAATATTTCCTATGCGATGCTGATTAAAAAACTGAATTGCACCACCTTTCTGCAATTTTCGTGAATTGTTCTTTTTCGACTTTTTTGACCTTCTCAACTTTCGATTTCTTGTTTTTGTCATTATACAAAAACAAGATAACTTATTTTTAACATCCAACATGTATTAGAGACTTACTTTGTATTATCCTCTCTACGCCTTTGCACATTTAAAACGCCGACGAATTCTACGAATTCGTTAAGCGTTTTAATGTTGTGAAGGCAACGTTACTTTACGCCGATAAAAATCCTATTAATGGTCAATAAAATCGCATTTGCGATTTTATGACTTATTAATCGGCATTTTAAAGGTGCAAAGGTTTAAAACATGTTAAATGAACGAATGTTCACACTAGTTCCGATAGGTCTGCCCTGAGTAGGAACCTTAGTACTTTTATTTGCAGGAGCACCAGTGCCAGGATAAATCTGAAGACCTCTTCTAGGACCTCCATCAGTCATAATCATATTCAAATAATTGGCTTCATAAGCATGTCTAGCATAAGCATTTTTGTTAGTTCCATGCGCACCGCGACCCCAAGAGGTATTAGGCGCAGCCATAGGAACAAGTCCAGCCTTTTTGGATCCTCCTCCCTGATCTTGATTTAAAATTGAAGCAACATTTCTTGATCTACTTGCGGAATTATACAATACCATTTTATTTATACATACCACACGTATCCTTTATGCGACTACACCCCCTAAACTAAAATTGAAACCCACCTAGTTTTCATTTTCCAATAACATATCTATCGAATCGCAATGAACCCTGTAAAACAATCGCCTAAACAACCAGTGGAAGATTATACAATTGTCAAAAATGACTTGGGTGAAGAAATATTCCTTTTCGACCCATATAATCCTCTAAATGTTGAAATCACCGAACAAGATGTAATTGCAATTTTCCGTAAATATGGGATATCAAATGTAAACCCAATCAATATGAAACTATATCGCCGTGCGTTTATTCATGATTCTTATACTCGTGTATCCAATAGTGAAAATGAACTCCGTAAAATCGTCATCGCCGAAAAACCAGCAAATTGTATTGAACTTTCGACTAAATCCAATCAACGACTTGAATTCTTAGGGGATGGTGTCCTCGAATGCATCGTAAAATGGTATTTATACCAACGTTTCCCCAAAGAAGATGAAGGATTTATGACAGAAAAGAAAATCGCTCTAGTAAAGAATGAAGCAATCGGCAAAATAGCAATGGAAATGGGCCTACATAAATGGATACTGCTCTCGAAAAGTATGGAATCGAAAGAGACAAGAACAAATTTAAAGAAATTAGGTTGTCTCTTTGAAGCATTTTTGGGAGCACTTTTCCTTGATTTCAATAAAATGCCGATTCAAGATGGTGGTGGGTATTATCAAAATGTGTTTTTAAGCGGTCCTGGATTTCATTTTGCACAGATTTTTGTAGAATCGGTGTTTGACCAACATGTGAATTGGATGGAATTAATACGTAATGATGATAACTATAAGAATATATTACAAGTAATTATTCAAAAAGAATTCAAAGTGACTCCACATTATATGGAAATTGATGCTCATCATCCAGATAGAGGATATCATATGGGAGTCTATTTGTGTATAGGACAACATATACATCATTTAAGACACAGTCAATCCATTCCTGTTAGTAACTTTAGTAATTTTCAAGATATTCATCAATCTATAGCGGATAATGGTGGTAAAATATTTATCTTTATGGGGGAAGGTACTCATAAAATTAAAAAGAAAGCAGAACAAGTTGCTGGTGAATTATCAATTAAACAATTGAAATTGTTATGTGAATGAGTAAGTGGGTATAACCCAAATTGATATCATCTCATGTCTATATAAATGAATCCGTTGGCTATTCTCGACCAATTAAAAGAAAGACCAAATCCAAAAACAAAAAAAGATTTTACGGCAATTGTAGGAAAACAGGAAGAAGTTCCGAATATTCATCCAATGTTTGAAGAGGGGGAAACAAATCCAAATCCAAATCCAAATCCAAATCCTATTATAGAACCTATTGAAAAATCACCTTTTTTTATTGATAAACGAGACCAAGTGAAAATCGACCGTCAACACATTTTGGGAAGATTACAAGGTTTTACTGGATATCCTCAACCCATTGTAATTTCTGAAGAAAAGAAAACGGGCATTCAAAAACCAGATATAAATGTGGATGTGGATATTTTAAAACGAGAAAAAACTGAAGAAAAAGAAGAACCTCTCAAAGAAGAAGAAAAAGAGAAAAGACCTGAAGAAGAAATAATGAAAGTCAAAAAAATCAAAAAACTTAAAATTATAGGAGAAGTTGGAGAAGAAGAAAAAGAACCTGAAAAAGAACCTGAAAAAGAGGAAAAAGTTGGAGAAGAAAAAGAGGAAATGCCCGAAGAAAAGAAACCACAACGTATTCGTATTACGAAAAAACCAAGAAAAGAAGAGGAGATAAATCCAGAAGATATTAAAATCCTTGATTTAGACAAACGTCTTCCAACAGAAAAACAAAAACATATTATTCGTGCACCAACTTATTATATGAATAATCGTCGTATGTATATCCAAAAAATAGAGGAATTATTGCGTCCATATAAGAATGAATTGGAAAATTCAGAATCTGATATCTCTTGTGATACGATTAAATCCAGTGGAAAAGATATTGAATTAATGGCACATCAACGTGTATTAAGAGATTATTTAAATTTATATACACCGTATCGTGGACTTTTAGTATATCATGGTCTTGGTTCTGGAAAGACATGTACATCGATTGCTATCGCGGAAGGAATGAAAACGAATAAACATGTGTTTGTAATGACTCGTGCCTCTCTTAAAACAAACTTCTTAAGTGAATTGAAAAAATGTGGAGATGAAATGTATCGAAAAAATTATTATTGGGAATTCATTTCTACCTCTTCAAAACCTCAACTGGCTGGACCTCTCGCATCTGTATTATCATTAGAACCTGAATATGTACGTCGTAATGGAGGCGCATGGTTAGTTGATATTCGTAAACCGGCGAATTTTGCGAATTTAACCGGAGAAGAACAAAAACAGATTGACCAACAATTAGAAGCAATGATTCGTGCAAAATATACAAATATTACTTTTACAATGCAAGAGGCAGAATTACGTACTTTAAGTGGTAATTATTCTCGAAATCCATTTGACCATTGTGTAGTTATTGTAGATGAAGTTCATAATATTGCGAATACAATTACAAATAAACTCAAAGAGAAAAAACGCTCTTCGGTGATTATGCGTATTTATGATTATTTAATGTCGGCACAAGATGCCAAAATCGTTTTCTTATCCGGAACACCAATTATTAACTATCCAAATGAAATCGCGGTTCTTTTTAATATGTTAAGAGGTTATATTAAAACTTGGCGTATTCCTCTCACAGTAACAAAAAAAGTAGAAGAACGTGTCAATAAAGAATATATTATGAAAATATTGGAAAAAGAAAGATTTCGATTCTATGATTATTTGGAATATAGTGGAGATAATTTAATTATTACACGCAATCCTTTTGGTTTTGTCAATGAAATCGCGAGAGATGTAAAACGCGGCGGTGCCAAAAATAATGTAGATTCAGCAACCGACGCAATTGAAGAATATAATGATTATCGGGAAAATGTAGAAGGTACGAAAAAAGAGGATACTTTCGTAGAAGATGAGTTTTATAGAGATTTGAGAGAGGCACAAGCGAGAGGTGATACTGAAAATCATTCAGGTGCTTTTTATGGAGGTAATATCGAGGATAGATATAAGGGTGTTTCTTATAATGAAGTGGGACAAATTAGTGACCAACATTTTATCGACCAATTAATCGCCATATTGGGAAAACATGGAATAGAGGTTACACCGGCCAATATTAAATTGGAACTTCATAAATCATTGCCCGATGGTGTCGACGCATTTATTAATACTTTTGTGAATCCGGAGACTGGCATTTTACAAAATGTAGATTTATTCCAGAGACGCATATTAGGATTAACCTCTTATTTCCGAAGTGCACAAGAGCAATTATTTCCTCGATATGATGCTGAAACTGATTTTATAGAAGTAAAAGTACCGATGAGTGGTTATCAATTTACTGCTTATAGTGTTGCGAGAGGTATTGAGAGAGAACGTGATAAAAGAAATCGAAGAAAAGCGGGATTGGTTGAAGATTTAAAAGTATCAACCAGTTATCGTTCAGAATCACGTTCCATTTGTAATTTTGCTTATCCTGACCCTCCTGGAAAACCAAAGAAAATTTATCAACAAGGTAAAAACGCAGAAGGTGCCGAGGCAGAAGAGGCTGAAGAAGAAGAATTATTTCAAGAACCGGATGTATTAGGTCCAGAAGAAGAGGTTGCAGCGGCAAATACAAAACCAATAGCACAAGATAAAAAACAAATTCAAGAGAGATATCAATCATCGATTCGTGCTGCTTTACAATACTTATATACCCATCGTGAAGAGTGTTTAACCAAAGAAGGTCTAGAGAAATATAGTCCAAAAATGCTTAGTGTTTTGGAAAATATCGAAGACCAAGAACATACAGGTCTTCATTTGGTTTATAGTAATTTTTTGACTCAAGAGGGAATTGGTATTATGAAACTTATTCTACAAACCCATGGATATAGTGAATTCAAATTAGGAAAAGATTCGGATGGTGAATGGTATATAGAAGAAGACTCACTCAGCGCCGAAGGCGCTGCTGGTAAAAGATTTGTTTTATATACAGGTAATGAAACTGCTGAAACAAAAGAGATGATTCGTAATATTTACAATAGTAATTGGGGGTTAGTTCCAGACCGTTTGAGAGAACAATTAACTCAAATATCATCGAATAATTATTATGGAGAGATTATCAAAGTATTTATGATTACTGCTTCCGGTGCCGAAGGTATTAGTTTGGAAAATACTCGATATGTACATATTTTGGAACCTTATTGGAATT